TACGGAAACACCAACTAGATCAAGATATTGTAGCAGATGCGATGCGAAATTTAGGTTTCAATGCGTATGCCCAAATCATACTGCCATGTCGTGGCAGATGAAGAACGTGTTTCACAGTGGTAAACGACACAAGGGTAAAGATGCTTGGGATAAAATTAATTCAGAGTAACGTTAACTAAAGGGAGTATTGATATGCCAGAAGGAGTAGGTTACGGGTCTAAACGGAAACGCGAAAAGAAGCTCACCAAGGACTCAAAGCCTCTGACACCAAAGGAGATTGAGAAGGAGTTCCATGGTAAACACCAAGTAGAAAACCCGAAAGCTAAGACGAAGATACGCTCGGTATCTAAGAAGAAGGAACTAAAAGATAGAAAAGCGGCTTTTGAAAAACGCAAACGAGATAGGGGTAAAAAATAGCCAATGGATAAAGATAAAATGACGAGGAGAAAGCGTCCACCACTACCCGGTAGCGCCCGGAGAAAAGGCGACACCAAATCCACACCGTTGGAAAGATCGGACGCGGCGGAGGAGCGTAGACGAAAGAGGGCTAAAGAAAATAAGAAGAAAAAGCCCCCGAGCAGGGAAAGTATAAAAAAGAGAGCAGACGATATATTTAAGGATTTTTGACAAATGCCAACCAACAGGAAAACCAAGGCGGAACAGAAGGTTGAAATAAATGATCTTGATATGTTTGAGAGATCTTCTCAGTACACATCTGTAGAGGAGAGACATCAGGATTTTAAGATATTATTCACTTCTACGCCGATGGGTGAGAAAGTGTTCCGAGAGATCCTCGGCATGGGGTACATCCTGAATGATACTACGAAGTTTAATAAGTACGGTGTAGATACGAATGCTACATTAATTTCAACTGGGGAGCGGAAACTTGCTCTGGCTATTCATAAGACTACTACGGTAGAGCCGCCTCCGCCCCCACCTGATAAACAAATTACGAGGCGAGGATAATTATGGCTGAATCAGAAGTAGCAGAAGAAACAACTGAAGATGTAGGGGAAGAATCAACTGAGGATACCTCAGATGAAACTGAATTAGAGGATACTACTGATGAGGGCGCTGTCGATACAGACTGGCGGGAATCTATTCAGGATGCAGATCTTCGTAAACACGCAGAACGCTTTACAACTCCTGAAGCGCTAGTCAAAGCTAATCTCGACTACCGCAAGAAGGAAGGTAAATCTGTATCCAGACTATCAGAGGATTCCACTGACAAAGAAGTAGATGCTTATCGGGAAGCTTTAGGTGTCCCTAATGATGTTGATGGCTATGAGTTTCCGTTACCAGAGGGTTACGACAGAACCGATGCTATGATGGATTCAGAGGACACTTGGTCGAATTTGTTTCTAAATAATAACGTTCCTAAAGAGACTGCTGATGTTTTGGTATCTGCCTTTAGGGAAGAACTTACAAAGATGCAAAGCGCCTCAGCAGAAGCTGATGCTAAGTACGCTAAAGATTCGACGGATGCTTTGCGGGCAGAGTGGAAAGACGACTATGATAAGAATCTCATCTACGCAGCTCGAGCAAGTGAGCAGCTACTTGGAGATGACTATCAGGATGCAAGATATATTGAAGATAAATCAGGTGCATACATTCTCGACAATCCTATCATGGCAAAGATGTTTGCAACGTTGGGCCGCCAAATGGGAGAGGGTAGTCTCGGTAGTGTAGTCACAGGTAGCGAACGCGAGACGCTGATGGCAAAAGCTAACAGCTTACGAGAACAAACACGAGCAGCTCTCGCTAAACAAGACACTGCGGGCGCAAATAAACTAGCGGCACAGGAACGTGAAGTCCTAGAACGTATGGATGGAAATGTGCCTGTTGTCGGACAAGATGGGAGGCAGTTTTAATTGAGTCACCAAGAAAGTAGTACAATCTCGGAAGATGGTAGGATCTACGTTGTCAACACCGCAGGCTTTAAGACTACCGGCGGTGCGCTTAACGCCACGAGATCAAAAAAGAATCGGAAAAGGGTGAAGCCTAAAAGCTTCCCCGACACCGACGAGGGTTTTATTGCAGCGGAAAACGAAAGTGAGAGGCGGTCTACTGAAGCGACTGACGCACGGCAACGAAATTCTGAAGGCCGAAAAGGCGCGGAAAACTTTAGTCGTGTGCCACACCACAAGAAACATCTGACTAAAAAGGAAGAGAAGAAGCGGCTCGAAGAACGCCGGAAAAGAAAACGAGAAAGAAAAGAACAGAACAAACGTTGACAAAATAGGCAATATTTGTTATCATAAAGTATTAGGTAGATTCCCTTAATCGGCCCTACCATCGTAGTATACATTACCAACGCCCCGTTCCCAGTATAGATGACGGCCCCGAAAGGTCTCCCCGATTCAAACTTGACATAACGGCTTCCGGCGGAAATGTAGGATTTTATTCACGGTCATATTGACCACATTATATTTTACGGAGGCTTCAAATGTCTACATCTATTAATAATGCGTTTATAACGCAATACGAGCGTGACGTTCACGACGTGTTCCAGAGAGACGGTTCAGTATTGAAACCTACTGTCCGGTTCAAGTCTGATGTTGTTGGCTCAGTAGCAACCTTCCAAAAGATCGGAAAAGGTACAGCTACAACTAAAGCACGTCATGGTACTATTACACCCATGAATCAAACCCATACCGCAGTATCAACGACACTCGCTGATTTCTATGCTGGTGACTGGGTTGATAAACTGGATGAAGCTAAGATCAACATCGACGAGCGTATGGCTATTGCTCGTGGTGGTGCTAAAGCTTTGGGTCGTAAAGTAGATAGTCAGCTAATGACTATTCTCGATTCAACATCTCAAACAACTGTAACTTTAACAGTTACTACTTCTGCAAAAGTTAGAAACGGCCTTCTCGACATGGTGGAAGCCATGATCGTTAATGATGCTTATGAGCCGGGTAATATGTACGGAGTTATGTCCCCCCATCTATGGGCGGCTGCTTCTACCATTAATGAGTTTGCTAGTTCTGATTATGTCGGTAGCGACGGACTTCCCTTTAACGTTGGTGCTCCCGTAGGGATGTTCAAACGTTGGGCTAACGTTCTGTGGACTGTACATTCTGGTGTTCCTAATGTTGGAACGTCTACTTCCAAGATGTTTATCTGGAATAAGGATGCTATAGGATATGCCGCTGGCAAAACTCCTGCAAACCTAGCTGGTGCTGGCAAAGAAACATCTGTCGGCGCAGATATTACTTGGCACGGCGACCGCGCAGCTCACTTTGTGAATCATGCGATGTCAGGCTCTGCTGTATTAATTGATGATGCTGGCGTTATTGAGGGAACCCTCAACGATACTTCAGCTCTACCAGTTTCTTAATTTTTCGGGGGCTTTTGTTAGCCCCCGGATCTTTTTACTTTTTACAGAGGACTTTCTAATGGCATATGTACCGGGAAATTTAGTCCAGACGAGTAATGGGAATGGCTACTCGACCTATCGTTATGATAGTTTGGAAGCCACCACTCTCGTGGACATCGATGGATACTTTAACAACACGGACGACGATCTCAATCTGGCTGCCGGGGATCTTATTCTCGTAGTTGATTGGGCAACCGCAGTTCGCACGGGGACAATCTCAACTTGGGGTTTTCTCATGGTCATGGCGGTTGATGCTAATGGTGTTGTTGATCTAGCTGAAGCATTGGTTGGAGTAGTAACCAACACTGACTAACTAATTTCTGGTAACGAAGTTCGCTTCGTTACCAGATTTTATTTTACCAAAACAGGAGAACAAGTATGATTAAGGCGAAAACGCATAACCTCAATAAACCCGAAGATGGTAACTACGGTAAACAGTTTAACTACATATGTAAAGACCACGATATTAATACCTGCTTTCAACCGGGCTTTTTTGATCCCCTATCGGGAAATTTCATGGCTGGTGATACTGTGCGGTGTATTAAGATAAAGGACGAGAGGGTTACTGCGATGGCGGAGGGGATAGTTCTTGAAGTAAGTTCTACTTCTACTGTTCGCGCTGTTGAATTTACGCCTATATCGAAAGTTACTACATTTTCTGATAAGCTACCTGAAGAAGATAAACCTAAAGAGGAAGATGGCCCCGATTACATCAGGGAAAACGGAACAGTAAAATACAACTATACCAACAAAAACTGGGATATACTGGTTGACGGTGAGATTGTTCATACGTCGAACAACAAAATAGAAGCTAACAGTATCGCTAGAGGCGACCAACCTATCCCCGTTGCTGCTTAAGGAGTAAGCATGGCAAGTGAAACAAGTATCGCTAATGTGGCGTTACGCCTCGTGGGGGGCACCCGCATTACGTCGCTTACTCAGGGCACACCTAACGCTAACGCAGTTCAGGATCTCTATTCTAATGTCAGAGACGAGCTTTTGGAGTACCCTTGGAACTTTGCTACCAAGCGCGTTAAGCTTGCAGCGTCAACTACCGCGCCGGTCTTTGGGTTTGATAATGCGTTTGCCTTGCCATCCGATTGGCTTTTTACCATATCAGCTCACGATAATGATGCGGGGGTTGGAACTATAAACTTCCGACATGAGCAGGTTGCGTCACAAAATGTCATATCCAGCGACGTAGAATCTATATATCTAGTATACACTTTCAAAGAAACTGACTCCAATCTTATGTCTGCGGGTTTTAGAAAGGCGCTGTCTTCTGCTCTAGCAAGAGACCTAGCCGTCACTATAGCCAACTCCAATATTTTAGAAGACCAGCTCTCCAAAAGGGCCACGAAAGATTTAGCCCGAGCGAAAGGTCTCGATGCTATGGGGTCGTTCTCAGAACCTCGCCCTCGTGGATCATGGGCCAATTCTAGAAACCGATCTGGTTTTGGGTTTAGTAACTAATGCCTAAAGTCCACCCATTAACTCCATCCATGAACACAGGGGAGCTATCTCCCCGACTATCCGCTAGAGTAGACTTCAACAAGTACCCCAGTGGCGTCGAAACGCTTGAAAACTTTACTGCCCTTCCAGAAGGTGGTATACAACGCCGTCCGGGGAGTCGATATGTAAGCGCTACAAAGACCGGCGCAACTATAAAATCTCGCCTTAAGAAATTCCAATTTTCAACTACGCAGAATTACGTTCTCGAAATGGGTGACGGTACTATGCGATTCTACCGAAATCAAGGACAGATCACTGTCCCAGATGTCTCGGCGGGCGTTGCTAATGGAACCTTTCCGACCGGCATTGCGTCTTGGACAGATAAATCTGGTGCTGGGTCTTCTATAGCGCATGACGCTACCAATGACAGAATGACCCTAACGTCTAACGGAACCACAAATGCAGGGGCAGAGCAAGAAATAACAAATTCGTCTGCGGTAGAGCACGTTGTACAATTCCAAGTTATAGGTGCCCCCGGAGACTATCTTATCTTCAGCGTTGGTACATCCACTGGCGGAACTCAGATTGTTGATACATTCGTAGCAGAGGTTGGATACCACGGGTATGCATTCACTGCAACAGCAGCCAATTTCTTTATAAGGTTTGAAAACGAATTAGCAAAAGGAATCCAACTTGATAACGTAGCTATACTAGACAATGAGCCTATGGAGATAAAGACTCCATATGCGGCAGCGGATCTTTATGAAATAGAAGGGCCGCAGTCTGCTGATATCTTGTATATGTTTCACGGATCATACCCAACTTATAGATTAGAACGCCGAGGTAATACTACTTGGTCTCTAATAGAAGTCCCGTGGCAGGATGGCCCGTGGGGAACGGAGAACCTTTCGGAAACGACCATGACGGCATCAGCCGCTACTGGGCTTGGCGTT